CATCGGCGCCTGGGCTCGGGAGAACCCACGATTGGCCGGCGGCCTGGTCAAGGTCGTAGCGGCTGTGGCCGGCCTGGCCTTCGTGTTTGGTGGCCTGGCATTGACGATGGCGAGCCTTCTCGGCCCATTCGCGATGGTGCGGTATGGCATGGGCATGTTTGGCATTCGCCTGGGCATTGTTAAGGCCCAGTTGATCGGCACGCGCACCGCAGCAGCAGGCGCCGGTACCAACATCGGCAGGCTTGGGAAAGTCTGGCGGTCCCTGGTAGCCACTCGCTCGGCGGGTGGTTTGCTCAGTGCGTTACCCGCTTTCGTTAGCAGCGCCCGCCTGGCTGCCGCCAGCGTGCTGCCGATGCTCGGCGGCGCGATCAGTGCGGTCGGTACCGCCATCATGGCGACGCCCATCGGCTGGCTGCTGGCGGCCATTGCTGCCCTGGTTGCTGCTGGCGTGCTGGTCTACAAATATTGGAACCCGATCAAGGGCTTCTTCCTCGGCTTCTGGCAAGGCCTGGTCGGGGCCTTGCAACCGGTACTCGATAGTTTCGCCGGGCTCGGCCAATCGCTGCTGAACCTGGGCCAGGTCGTCATGACGCTGCCAGGTGTCGGCGCGGCCATGGAGCTTCTGGGCAACATCGCACGCCCGCTGTTCAGTCTGATATCTGATGGCGTCAGCAGCTTGATCACCTGGTTCGGGCAGCTACTTGCACCCGTCCAGGACGTCGGCGGCGCCGCTCAGTCAATGGGTGAACGCTTCGGCGCTGTCATCGGCAATATGCTCAGCCTTCTGTTAGGTCTACCTGCACAGTTCGCTGAACTGGGTACGCAGATGATTCAAGGCCTGGCAAACGGCATCACCAACAGCCTGACCGTAGCCAAGGAGGCCATCACCGGGGCAGGCGATGCGGTGATTGGCTGGTTCAAGGAAAAGCTCGACATCCACAGCCCCTCCCGTGTGTTCGCAGAGCTGGGCGGCTTCACCATGGCCGGCCTGGCCCAGGGGCTTGAGGGCAGTCAGAACGGGCCACTGAGCGCCATGACCAGCCTGAGCAAACAGCTCACGGCAGCCGGCACGCTGGCCCTCGGCGCAACCGCCATGCCTCTGGCGGCCATGCCGTTGCCGCAATTCCCCATCGGGGCTGCCGCTGCCTCTTCGTTGTCGATCGATGATCGAGCGCCCATCAGCCCTACCCCGGCGCCGGTTCATGACAGCCACGACACCTACGAAATCAACATCCACACCACGCCAGGCATGGACGCCCAGGCGATCAGCCGCGCCGTACGGGCCGAGCTGGCGCGCATCGCCAGCGAAAAGGCCGCCCGCCAGCGCAGCAAACTGTCAGATCTGGAGTAATCCCTATGATGCTTGCCTTGGGCATGTTCGTGTTCAGCCTGTCCACCGCCGCTTATCAGGAGCTGCAACGCCAAACCGAATGGCGACATGCGAGCAACAGCCGCGTCGGCGCCGCTCCGGCTCGGCAGTTTGTTGGGCGCGGTGACGACACCATCACCCTGCCCGGCGTCATCCTGCCAGAGCTGGCCGGCAGCGCCTTGAGCCTCGACGCCCTGCGGCTGATGGCGAACACCGGCAAGGCCTGGCCGATGGTCGAAGGCAGCGGCCGGATCTACGGCCTGTGGATTATCGATGGCCTGAGCGAAACCAAAACGCTGTTCTTCCGTGACGGCACGCCTCGGCGTATTGAATTCACGATCAACCTCAAGCGCATCGATGACGACCGGATCGATCTGCTCGGCGCCGGTACCAGCGCAGGTGTGAACATCTTGAGGGCGCTGCTGTGATTGATGCAGCCCTGTCCAAGGTGACCGGCTACGTCGAAGGCCTGGTCGAGCGCTACCGCCGCGATGCGGCCTACCCGGTGCCGGCGTTTCGTATCACGGTCGATGGCAACGACATCGCCCAGTTGATCAGCCCACGGCTAATGAGCCTGGAGCTGACCGACAATCGCGGTATCGAGGCCGACCAGCTCAGCATCACCCTCAGCGACCACGACGGGCTGCTGGCGATCCCGCCCAAAGGCGCGACCATCCGACTGTGGCTGGGTTGGAGCGATACAGGCCTGGTGGACAAAGGCACATACACCGTCGATGAAACCGAACACAGCGGCGCGCCGGATGTATTGAGCATCCGCGCCCGCTCGGCGGACCTTCGCAAAGGCCTGAAGACCAAGCGCGAGCGCAGCTGGAGCAACACCACCCTCGGCGATGTTCTGGGCGATATCGCCCTGGGCAACGGCCTCACCGCCACCATTGCCGGCGCCCTGGACGGATTGCCCATCCTTCAGCTGGACCAAGCCAACGAATCCGACGCCAACCTGATCAGCCGCGTGGGGGAAGAGTTCGACGCGGTGGTCACCGTCAAGGCCGGCTGCCTGCTGTGCCTGCCGGCGGGCGGCGGCAAGACGGCCACCGGCGCCGAGCTGCCGCATATCACCCTCACCCGCGTCGATGGCGACCAACACCGCTATCTGCAAGCTGACCGCGACAGCTACGACGGTGTCCGCGCCTATTTCTACGACGTGAACAGTGCGAAGAAACAGGAGGCCATCGCCGGCGGTGGTGAAAACCTCAAAGACCTACGCCACACCTTCAGCGACCGCCAGTCCGCCCTGCGTGCTGCCCGGGCCGAGTTCAACCGGTTGCAACGCGGTAGCGCGACGCTCAGCTACACCCTGGCCCGGGGCAGGCCTGACCTGATTCCCGAACTGACCTACACGCTCCAGGGCGTGAAGCCTGAGATCGACGAGATCATCTGGTATGGCGGCAATGTGCAGCACACCCTTAGCCCGGACAATGGATACACCGTCAGTCTGGAGCTGGAGAGCAAGTTGCCCGAGGATACGGTTGAGGGGTTGGCTGAGGAAAACAAAGGGGATTACACAGGAATCATCGCGTACTACCGCGATAAGAAAACTGGAAAGGAGAAGACAGTAACAGCGGGGGATCAGAGCAAGCCGAAGCGGTTGCGGTGGTTGTATGCTTCAGAAAAAACGGCAACGCGTGCAGTCAAGAGAGAGTTCGATAGAATGAAGGGTTAGTGCGTGAAAAGGGCTGTTTTCTGCCACCCGACAGAAAACAGCTAAAGTTAGGATATTCTATGCGCAAGCTCTACCAACTTCCTGTAATTCCTAATAACATCCAATCTATGGAAAGCCTCACGAGTAACGGAACTTCGCCATCCCTGAGAGTTATTCAACATCTGTCTCAATTCGTCCTGCCCGCAATTAACAAGTCGAGCGTAAAATTTGGCAAGATCGGCAACAGATTCATACCCACCGGAGAAAGTATAATTCACAGGCGTAGCTGTCGCATCAAATAAGTCAATTGCGGCATAAGCTTTGCTTTCAATACCTAAAGCCTGGTAAAGATCTTCACTCGCAGCCTTAGAAAATATCAAATAAGCCGCCCAAAAATAATGAAAATTATGTGGAGGCAAAGCACTTGTCATACTGTTTATCTGTTGAGCATATCGAAGCATCTCCCTAAGCTCAACCTTAAAATATCTAGCCAGCCCTACAAGTATCAATGCATGCTCGGGATAATTTTTCTCATCGGTGCATATAGTACCGCTTTTCGGCTCAAGAGGGGATTCAAGGCCATATGCATTTGCATAACCAGACGTACTAATTTGCAGAGCCACGCATGAAAGACCGCACTGTGTCTGCTTAGCAATTGCAAGCGTATTCGAGTTATCCAAACGAAATTCAGCATCAAAGAATCTACTCAAATATCTTTCAGAATAAAACTTCTCCCCATAAACCGCTCTTACAGAGTGCGCCAACTGAGTTGAGTCGGAAGCTACAATAAATCGACAATCCTCCAACTCAAAGAAATGCTTAACTCTCTCTAATAGTTCAATAGCGTACGTGGGCCTGCATCTATCCAGCTCATCAATGAAAATAAAAGCTGGTGTGCGCAACGTCATATTATTAGTGGCCTGAGACAACTTATCAAGAATAGCCTTTTTGAAATCCTCAACGTGAACTGCCGTTTTAGACTGCTCTTTTATCAGAGCCTCTACAACTCCTCCCACTGCCTCTCCCGCTTCGTCTACCCCGTCTTTACCCAACAGCTCGTCCACTTCAACACCTGAAAATTTCTTGACGAGCCCCTTGGCAATCAAAGGCGCGGCCTTTTTCATAAGTTCGCTAGCCACTTTAATTATATTTTTACCCGCCTCCGTAGATCCGAGCGACACTTTGTCCATTGTCTGCTGCTCGATACATGTCACCAAAGCTATTAGTGGCTCAGCTGTATAATCAGTTTCCCAAGCATTAAAAAAAATACAGACATGTTCTCTACTAAGTTCTTCTTTCCAACGATTCAAGAAGAATGACTTACCCGCCCCCCAGGGAGAATTGACATTCAAAACCTTTATATGTGGATTTGCGAGCAGATAGGATGTTAAAAAATTGGCGCTGGGCTGACGCTCCATCAGATCGTCGGACCAAATATCTTTCGATTCCATGTATCAATTACTCCTGTAAACAGTCAACGATGCCCGACGCGCTGTCGGGCGATACTTTAGGAAAAATTCAGTAGAGCATTAATAAACCGTAGTATGTCTTCTTTTTGTTCCTCATTAAGCAATCTGTAAAGCTTCACAATTTTCCGTTCTCTTTCATTTAATTCAGACCATCCAATTGTTTCAGATTGATCGACATCTACCTTTTTCATCACCGACATGTGTCACTCCATTCAACACGTTCGGGTGCCCGATACCAACATCGGTACCAACCAAAGCACCCGGGGAGCGAGCAATTTTCAGCATGTTTGGCTGTGTCATCAGCCTAGGAGATAAAAAATTCGTTACAAATTACGCACCACTGCAAAGCGCCTGGGCACGCTGAACGATATCGCTGTAGTCCATCTTGATGGACGGCATCGAAGGATTGGGCTTGGTGATGTCCTGACCGTCCGACCAACCACGATCTTTTGCTTGGCTCCGAGCACTACCGCTCAATGCATAGACGGTTCCATCCGAGGTTCGGGCCAATGCCTTGGGCGAAAGCCCAAAGCACAACAGGTCAACGCTATCGACCGTAAACGGCCAGGCGTCTCCGTAATCCTTGCTCGAAACTGTTTGGGTCCTCTCCTTGGCCCCACACATACCCGAAGCGAGCATTGCCAGCGCCACTACCGATAACGTCATCCTTTTCATGCCACAACTCCTTATTTTTTCACTGTAAAAGCCCTGAGTAGGCGCATCACCGCGCCTTTGTCCTCATCGTCCAGACTGCGCACGTGCATCACGATTTCCAAGTCGTCGTTGGAAAGCTGATTTTCGCCCACGGATGAGCGCTGGCCGGTTACCACGTATAGGACGTCTACCCCTTGTTCAGCAACTGCTGCCAGGTAACTGGCATCCGGGCTGCGCTCGCCCTTTTCATAGTTGTACTGACTGTTTTTCGAGGCGCCAGCCTTCGCCGCGAACTCGGTCTGATTGAAGCCCAAGCGCTCGCGCTCTTCTTTTAGGCGATCACCAATTCCCACAAACGTCTCCACGACGAGTTGACATTCCCACAATCATGGGAAATACTCCGCCTGCCATCACACGAAATCACACGAAACGAGACTATGCCGAACGCATACCCCACGGAGCAAGCTTGCCGAAAGGCACGTGAGCGACTCGCGCATCAAGGCCTCTCTGCAAAAGACTGGGCCGATCAGCACAACTTGACCCCGTCCACGGTGTACGCCGTGTTGAACGGACAGAAGAAATGTCTGCGGGGCGAGTCCCACCGCGCTGCGGTGTTGCTCGGTATCAAAGACGGCGTCGTCACAAATTAGGCCCGTTGGCTCAGGTAGGAAACCAGAAGATGAAACGCTCAGTTCTAGCCAACCGCAAAGACGTAGTCAGCGCCGTCATTGCCGCTTACCCCGGGGGCCGGCATTACGCCGCAGCTGACCTTGGGATGCCGATCAAGAAGTTTGATAACCAGGCCTATGAGAACGCTGGGAGCCGGCCACTGAGCGATGAACATATCCATCGCCTCGAGCAAGTTGCGGGTACGTCATATCTCGCGGATTACATTACCGGCATGTATGGCGGCATGTTTGTGCCCGTCGCGGTGCCTGGAACGCTGGATAACGTCGAGCTGTACAACCGCTCCGTAAGAGCTGCCGCCAAGCGTGGGTTGGTTGACCAGATCATTGCCCAGGCCCTGGACGACGGTGTCATTGAGCAGGGTGAGGCCGAAGTCATTGTTTCCGCCCTGATGAAGTACATGTCAGCCCGCTACGCCGAAGTGCTGGCGACCATTCAACTGCACGGTCGGGGGTTCGCTGGGTGAGCACCTACAAACTTGTCTGCCCTCACTGCCTCGGCCGCATGCGTATCCGCACCAGCGAAGGCACGCACATCTTCCTGCGGGTGGCCTACCTGCAATGCACCAACGAGGCCTGCGGCTGGTCGGTGCGAGCTGAGTTCGAAATGACTCATGAAATGAGCCCCAGCGGCATGGCGAACCCCTCCGTCAAGCTGCCCATCGCCGACATTGCCCTGCGCCGTGCCGCGATGAAGTCCGCCAACGATCAACCCGACCTGCTCGACCAAATGGAAATGGAGTGTGCGCAATGAACCATGAAGAGCTTGACCACGACTACCGCAGCAGCATGCAACGGGCGGCGTTTGCCT